GCCACAGAACGGTCTTGCTGTTGCCCTTGTTGATTTCCAGTCCCTTCACCGGAAGCGCGCCCGTGCCTTCATTCAGCACGATCGTGCCCGTCAGTGCGCCCGTTGCAATCGCGCCGCTCGCCGCCGTGATCTGGAAGCTGAAGTGCTGGTTGTCGGTGAATGCGGTGACGGTCTGGTTACCGTTCACGAGTGCAGCGCCCGTGCCCGTCACGCCGCTCAGGTTGATGGTGTCACCCACCGCGCCGACAGTCGTTGCGGCAGCAGCGACGACAGCGAACGTGTAGACACCATTCGCGAACGTCGACGTCACCGAAGTGACAGACACCGTGGCTGTGCTGGCGTTGTACGGCTGCAGGACGTTGTTGTTGAAGTCCCACGAGACCTGTTGGGACGTCAGGCCGCCTTGCAGCGACACCAGCGACGGATCGCAGGCAACCGGGATGCGCGCATTCGATCCCATGCGGAAGAACGGCACCGTGCCGCCCTGGCCGACGATGGGCACCTTGTTCTGCGGCCAGTTGACCATTGCATGGCCCTGGTTGAACACCGAGAAGCCCTGGATGGTGGCGATCGACGTCGAGCGACCCACGTTCGGGCCGGTGATGTTGCCGAAGCCCGGGTTCGGGATGTTCTCGAAGATCGGGACACCGCCCCACATCGGGAGCGATTCGGTTTGCGCCAGCACGCCGTTCATCAGCTGATAACGGATCGCCGGATCATCGAGGGCGTTGCCCTGGACGTAGCCTTCCGACTGGACGGAGAACGAGCCTGCGGCGTTCGTCGTCAGCATCGGGTTAAACGAGACGAAGTTGCTCATGCTCAGTTTCCTTTGTTAATACCGACTTGCTTCATCGGAATGGTCTTGAAGTCGCCCATCCAGGCATTCGGGTCGCCCACGAACGTGCGGATGAGTTGGCCGTTGCTGTCCTTCTTCTCGATCGCGCGCAGCGAGCCGGCCGGCAGGTCAACCGGATGCGAGGCAGCTGCGGCGGCATCGGCGTAGATCTGCTTTTCGGCGATCTCGACAGCCGTGTCAGGCAGGGCGTTGATGTCAACGGCCTTCCAGTTCTCGCTGTGCTTCTTCAGGTTCGAGGCGAGGCGCTTGCGGTAACCGAGCAGGTTTTCGCCACGCAGGGGGCGCGGGGCTGAGTCGCCAAACGCCGAATACACGCTGTCGGCCTTGGCCTGCGCGTCCGCCATTTCGGCGTAATCCGCGTCGGACATCTCTTTGGGCATGCGCGACTCGAGATCGGCGATGCGCTGGCGCGTCTCTTCCGCGTCGGCCTTGGCCTTCGCCTCTTCTTCCTTGCGCTTCTCTTCTTCCTCGGCGTCGGCCTTCGCCTTGGCTTCGGCTTCTTCCTTCTCTTTGGCCTCTGCGTCAGCCTTGGCCTTTTCTTCGGCCGTCTGATTCTCCGAATCCGCCTTCTTGAAGCGCTCCTCGAAGGAGTCCATGCGCTTCATGATGCTGTCGCACATGTTCATGACCTTGCCCATCGCTTCGGCATCAGCTTTCGCCTTTGCCTCACTGTCAGCCTTTGCTTTCGCTTCGGCCTCTTTCGCCTCGGCGTCTGCCTTGGCCTTCAGTTCTTCTTCAGTCATTTGAGGTTCCTGAAAGTTGTTGGTGGAAACGCCTGATGGCGGGCCGCCCTTATCCCACACGCCTTGTATGCAAATTGCTACATGGTCGAGCAGGCTTGGTTTTCCCTCGATAAGGAGGGTCGCGCCATCTTCAAGCTTGATGGCCCTATTTACTGCTGGGTCACTAAATTCCACGGTTGGCGAGGTGGAGAGTTGGTACTTCTCCATAATCTCGGCCGACGTGGCGTCGTACACTTTGGCGATGGCCCATACCTCTTTTTCTTCTGGCTTGAGGTAGGGCAGAAAGACCGATCCGATGGACCGATCGGCGAATTCTTTGGAGTCGAGCGTCGACTTCTCGGGGTGCTCGCAAACGACTTGCAGGCCATTGCAGCGCGCGAGAAAGTCGTCATTTAGATAGAGTTCCGGGTTACGGAAGACGAACTCTTTGTGCGCCGACCGGTATGCAACGCCGGTCCCCGTGATCCGAATATTGAACAGCCAGACGTTCTCGTACTTCTGCGGCGATGGAAGTTCGCCGACCGCCATCGCTCGAGCTAGGTCCAGCTCGTTCATCTTGAGCGGGTTGATTGCGTCCAGAGCACCAGACTCAAGTAGCATCACGCAGCCCGGATGCATCGGCTCTGGATATTCACCCGGCGCCGCCCACATCCAATCAGTGCTTTCGTCGGAGAGCGTCGGTTTGAACTCGGTTACGGCTTTGCCGAACGTCGTGAACGCCACCGCGCCGTCATCGGTGAATGACAGTTGGCGCAGTGCTCCGGTCGGCAGATAGCCCGTCTCTTCGACGCACTCACGTACGGCAGCTTGTTCTGGCGTTTCGCCAGGCTCGATGTGCCCACCCGGGAATGCCCAGTGGCCCGGATAATCGCCGCCGTCGCCACGCTTGAGCAGCAACACCTTGTCATTGGCGATGAAGGCGATGCCCGCAGCTTGAGCCAGCTCGGCGTCGCTTCGGCTCTTTCCCGCTTCCTTGTATGCAATCGCCGCGGCTTGGTCACGCGGATGTCCCGCCTTGATCAGTTCCGCGATATTCCTGCTGATCACTTCTTCGCTGGAACCTTGTTCAAGTGGCATGGCTATGTTTGTGCGGTGGCAAGGGCAGTTTCACCCTTGTGAGTAAGCATCTCAGGCGGCAAATCTCGCAGGGCATACACGAATTGCATTGCGCACCGACAGAAAACCTCTTCTCCCGGCTTCGTCATTTCGTCCGTGTAGCCGGCACCCTTGTTCATCAAGCCGGCCTTCATCGCCCAGCTATCGCGGATTGCATAGAACTTGCCGTCTCGCGCCGCATGGTCAGGGCGAGCGTTGTATCCCGCCTGTCGGAAATGGCTCTTCCAGATTCCAGCAATCGCCCCGCCATCGACGGCGATGATGTTGTTCAGCTCAGAGGTCAGCTTGTGGCCTTGATCGATCAGAACGCGCCGAGTATCGAATGACAGCGCCGAGAACGACTTCTTCAGATTCGCCGCCACCTCACGCTTATCCACCGCTCGACTGCCGCCAATCGGGATCGACGTCGACCAGCCAGCAAAGCGTTGCCTCGTCTGCTCCATCATCTGCTTGCGGTTCAGCTTGATCAGGCTTGAACTCGCCATGATTCGGCGATCAAGCTCGGCGCGAAGCTTCGGCTTCAACCGCTCGATCGTGAAGCGCGAGACTCCCTTATGGATCTGGGTATAGCCGCCACCATCAACCATCCTGCTGTAGATACCGTGCATGGCGCGCGACATCGTTTCCTGAATGAGGTGATCCGGCATGGCCGAATCCTTGGCGGCTAGCTCAATCTCCGTCAGCCACCGATCAATGCGCGCCTGGCTATCGAAGCCGTGTGCCGTGATGTCGGCAATTGCGGCTTCAATGGTCTTGTAGAAAGAGGCCATTTACGCCTCCGATGAGAACGGCTTTGGCTCTACAGGATCGACCGGTTGGGGTGGCGTGTAATCAATCAGCGCCTGAATATCAAGCAGCAGCGGGTGCTGGATCAGCGCTTTGCACTCGTTGAAGTTTGACGCAGCCCAGTCCAGCAGAGTCGCCTTGTTCTCGGGGTCCATCTGCGGCAACATGACTTCGACCATCGCAATGATGGCCTTCAGCTTGACATCTTCGCCCTTGGCCTTTTCCGACTCGGGCTCTTCCAGAAGATTCGGCCACTCAGCATGAAAGGCGTTCTTCCAGTCGTACAGAGCGCGGTTGTATGGGATCTTCTTGTATTCCGGGAACTGGTCCTGAATGGTCTTGTAGAACTCAGGATTCCATGCCCGATGCATGACGATCGGATCGAAGAAGTCATACAGCGGTTGCATATCCTTGCGGACGCCACTGATGTACCGCGCGATGTCCTTCGCGTCTTCCGATCCCTCGCCGAATCCCTCGGCATAGGATTCCGACAACAGCAACTTCGCCGGCATTCTCGCCGCCGAGGCGATGTTCTCGATGATGTTCTTGCGCGCCGTCGTCATGGCGACGTCGGTGTTCTGCATGTTCAGCGTCTCGATGTCTTCCGCGATATCGATATTCAGAACATTGCCGGTCTGCGCCTCCTTGATCATTTGCCGCTTGTTACCGGCCAGCGACAGCATCAGGTTGTCAACGATGCTGCCCGCACCCTTCATCTTGGCGATCAGCAAGCCCGCTTTGAGCGTCACCAGATCATCGGTGATCATCGACTGAACGAACGACTTCAGCGGGAAAAGCGCACGCTGATAGACCGAGCGGCCGACATAGCCAAACGCTGAATTCGAATACCCGAGATAGACCGGGTTTTCGTTCATCACCACGACGGCGCGTGACCGGTGGTATGGTTTTCCTGATACCGCAATCGCTGCGTGCTTCAGAAAGTCCGGTGCATTCGGGTCCTGATTCAGGACGAGACTACCGGCCGTGTTCAGCGGGTCGAGCGTATTGAAATAGACATCAAGGCTCGGCAAATCCTTCGGGTCGATCGGGCGATCAGTCGGCACCCCTTCGGCGCCATATGCGAGGGAGGCCACCCCATAGATGCGGGAGAGCGTCTTCGTCTGGAAGATCAGAGCGTTCGCATTAAGTGCGGCCCATTCGCGCTCGAATGCCTCCCTGACCGTCGATTCAGGAGAACCCGGAATCGTGATGGTTCGCGGCTGGCTCATCGCCATCTCAACCGGCAACTCGGCCATCTTGGCGCCAAGCGGATGGTAGAGATAAAG